GTATTATCCTCCAATCTGTCCTCCGCCACCGCCTTGGATGTTACCGTCATCACCGTGGCTCTGGAATCTTGTTGCTTGCAAAGACAAGTAGTAGTCTCCGTCAGTAACAGAATCAGCAAAAATTACTTGTACTGCATTATCTGAACTACGCTTAATCTCCACCATAACACTAATAAAATCTGTGCTGTCGTAAACTTCACACATTACAAACTTAGTACCCATTTGGTGTTCTACAGTGTAAGTGTTTCCAGACTTAGTTACCCATACAGCTCCAGTAGCTTGTGTACCACTAGAAGCCTCTAGAGCTACAGTCATGTTAGATACACCTAATGCATCACGTACATCTGCAAGAGGCATCTTTTTAACCTCACCTGCATCGTTTGTATCGTCATTCTGGATAAGGAATGCCCCAACACCAGAGCTAACAGAAGGAATATCGCTAATCTTTAACTGACCGCTAAGCTCCCATTGACCATTAGTCTCGTGGTAAACAAATGTTTTGTTACCTGCTAAACCACGGTCAATCTCAATACCAGAAGTAACAGATGTAATACCTGTTCCAGTTTCACCACTGTTAAGTACAATTACGTTATCCGTAATTGCCGTGTTTGTGGTTTCAATGCTCGTTAATGAACCCTGTACTGTTAAGTCACCACTTACAATTAAGTCGTCATCAATTGTAACTGCATTAGTACTAGGATTCTGTGTAATTACAGTATCAACAAACTGACCGTTTGTATCATCCCACATTACAATGGTATCGTCACTCAAAGACGAAGCACCTTTAACAGCAACAGCATCAGTACCTACGGTAATACCAGTTCCAGCTCCAACTGCAAGAGTAGAAGAACTACCTAGTGAAGTAGCAGAAGAACCACCAGTCAAACCGTTACCACCAACTACTTGGAAGGTAGAGTTTGCAAGAGATGCGTTAGGAATAGAAGCAAGCTTAAGAGTTGTTCCATCAATGGTAATACCAGTAGTTGCATTTGGATACAAGTACGCAGAGCTTGCTCCACTTGCATCGTAGAAGAAAATACCATCAGCATTTTCTGCACTAATTGCAGCAAGGTTTTCAAGTCCTAGGTGAGAAAGAGATACCGTAGCATCACCACCAGAACCATCAGACACCGCAATACCAGTACCTGCTGAAATAGAACGAACATCACCAGTTACGTCCAACCATGCAGAACCATTGTATACATAGAGCTTGTCATCTCCAGTATTCCAATAGATTTGACCTTCAGATGCGTTCTGAGGGTCAGAGCTCAATGGATGAATGACAGCCTTCTGAAGCTGTAATCCCCCTAAGTCAATATGACTTTTAAAAACTAATGCCATAATTTATTTTTTTAGTTTAGATAGGCTTTACCGCTTGTTGAGGCTACAAAACGGATTTCTAGGTTATTTTTATCTATGTACTCCACCTCAGCGTACAATACGTTATCTCCACTGTCTACAATAGTGACAGATGGATATTTATTCATGTTATGCTCAACAGCCCATACTTTTGATAGCATATCCTGTCTATGCGTGTAATGTGCATCGGCCGCAGCCTTAGCAATACTTACATTTATTGAAGGCTGTTGTATAGCGACAGAACTCGTTGTAGTAGATATACCACTAACATTAAAAGTTCCTCCGCTGCTATTTACTTCTACGTTACTCACTTACGTCTTCGTTAATTTTAAACAATCCGTAAACCCAAGTTTTTACAACGCCACCAGCTGTAGACTGTAAGTCAAAGACATAAAGACCTCCAGATGTGTTTGCCATAACTGATGCCGAAGCGGTAATTTTTAATGTTCCGTTTTCGTCTCCTGCGTAAACAAAATCAGAATCAGCTATAATATCTCCAGACGATGTATCCGTTTCTTTAACGTCCATTTTCCATGTATATCCAGTCAAGTCCATACCTGCACCAGTGTCGTCCGTGAACGTAAAGTCGAGCTCAAACGTATCACCCTTTCTGCAGGTAATATCAACTCTTGTAGCTGTATCTAGATTTATTGAGTTTGCCATATTGCAAAGGTACTAATTTACTGATTATCAAGATGTTAGCATATCTAATAGATTGTCTCCATCGTTTTGCAATTCCTCTCGTTTTCCTTGACGTTGAGACAACAGCTTACTTTGCTCTACAGCTTGTTTTTTAACTCTATCATCTTTTGCCTTTTCTTTGCTTTCTTCCATTTCTTTTCTGAAAGCCATGTCTTGCTGCTTCATACCTGCGGTCATCTGAGTCTTTTGAGACTCAATCTGACCTTTAAGCTGGTATTCTAGTTGTAGAAGTTGAGCTTTTGCTTGTGCGTCTGCTTGAATCTCGGCAATCTTAGCTTGAGATTGCATTTGAATTTCTTGCATCTTGCCCTGTGCTGCTGCTTGAGCTGTTGCTTGATTCATCTGAGCTTGCATCTGAGAGTTCTGCTGAGCAATTTGCTGCTGCATTCTCATACGCTTCTTACGTCTAATAATAAGAAGTCTCTCTGCCTGGTCAACGTCTTTTAATTGACGTACAGCAATAGCGTCCTCTAAGTCAATCTCTTTTTGAGCCAGCGCAACTTGAATGTTTTGCTCTAGATATGACTTTTCGGTATCGTCCATTTCTGTCTGAACTTTAACCCCAAAGTTGTACATAGGTAAGTCTCCAAATGAAGACAGTACTTCCATATTAGATTTACCGATTGCTCTTTCGTAAGCTTGAAACAATACAGATTTAATAGGTAGAATCTGAAGACATTTAACAATGTCCTCACAGACTCTGCTATACAAATAAATAGATGCGTTTGTGATGTCGTAGATAGCGTTATTACCAGCGGCAATAGCCTGCTGGCGCACACCTACCAACTGCTCTCCCTTAGGAGATGTTCCATCCATTACTTCGTTAATACCTGTAGTATCACGGATAAGACGGAGATTATGGTTGTAGATACCAATAAGCTCATTGATATTCCTAATGCTATTGTCCAGAGAGCGAACTGGAGGGTTCTGGAATCCACCTTCTGGATTCTTTGAACGATAGTAGAATACACCTGTTTGTTCATAGATGTCTTGTATATCTAGTGGTTGTAGTTCTCCACCTTTTCCTAGTTGTACGTTCTCAAGTCCTTCAATATCTACAATCAAACCATCTGGCTTTGCCTTTGCAATAGCCTGCTGTAGCTTTAAGTGAGACAATTGTAATTGGTCAGCAAAACCAATTACAGAAGCAACCAAAGACTTAGGCATCATTCTGCGTAGGTTTGTGGCTACTACAGAGTAAGACAATCTTGCCTTGCTTAAGTCGTGAACGTTTTTAGGTATGTTACGCTTCTGTCCGTATCCAAACATATGGTCTGTACCTACAATGTAACTACCTCCAAAAACAGTTTGGATACTCATATTTACAGGCTTTCTTTCGTAAACAGACTCTTTTGGAGGTGTATACTCAAATCCTTTGTAGTAGAAGTTTGAGTTTCCGAACTTAGAACCTTTCTCTTCAAACATCATGTCGTCTACAGACATGAACTCAAAGTCCATAATCTCTATGATAAATTCATCATATCCGTAAGTTGTACGGTCTAATGTTTCATCGTAGTATTTGTAGCTTAATTTGTCTGCACGGTTCTGGTATTTGTTCTTGACAGTGTTTGCAATTTTTTGGTATTGCTCTTCTGTAAGCTCATCGCCAGCAATACGCTTAAGCTCTGATATACTAATCTTCTTGACGTGTCCTGCGTATATAAGGTCGCTAAATGTAGGGTCTTCGGTGTAGCTATGGAAGAAGTATGCTGGGTCGATGTATTCTTCTGTGATTCCATAGTTGGGGTCGTTGTTTCTTTTAACAACAGCCATACCACAGGTAACTAGGTCATTGACTGCTCTACGATAAACACGCTGGTCAAAGTCGTTCCACTCTAAAGTAATGTTTGTACCAACTTGAGCAGCAATTTCTGCTGCAGTCTTGATGTTGGTATCCATGAAGATTTCTGCTTCCTCTGGAGTTTCTGGAATTTGGTTTAAATCTGTTTTTACGTCTACACCTTGTTCTGCAAGCTGAGTAAGAAGTTCTCTATTCTTAACCTCAAACATTTTTTTAGCACGCAATTCATCTTTCTCAGACTGAGATAGAGGGTCAACAGCTTTAATGTTTGGATATGGTTTTCTAGATAGAATATTGTTTACTACAATCTTGACAAACTTAGGAACGATAGGGACTGGAGACCAGTCAAGGTTCAGTAACGTACCGTCCCCATTGTTTGGGTCAAGTGAGTTTAGAATCTGTTTATATATGGATGTATCTTGAGTACCGTTGGCATAATCACGGTTTGTCTCAAAGTCTTTTAATCTTCTTCTGAATAAGCTTCTCTCATCATCGGAGTGACCCCATTGCTTCTCAATAGCTTTTGCATACTTCAAGCCATACCCCTTGGATATCTTCTTGGAATAGTGTGCAAATGGGTCTGGGAAATTACCATATTTCCCCTGGTCGTTGTTATTGTACATAGCGTTTCGCAGAATACTTCCTCGCAAAGATACAAAATTAAAGTACTGCGAATCAGCGTCTTATCTCTGTCTTATAACGTCTAAAAAACCTCTTATCATCAAATGAAGATTGGGGTTTTTCTTCTTTGAATTTCTGGGCTGCAAGAAGCGCTAGGCCTGAAGAAATAGTAAGGTCAAACTTGGTACGATTATCGATTTTATACCCAATCCAGTCTTCCAACGTTCTACTGAAATACATCTTGCCAAATTCGCCAGTTTCATTGTTTATTCCTACGTGTTCTTCAACAAAAGCTTCAATAGCGTGGGCATGAGCCTGTATTACGTCTTGTGAGTTAGATGGTATCCCCCTAGTCTTGGTATTTACAGCGCTATTTGCTGTTTTAAGATGCTCTGGACGCTTCATCACGTACTCTTCGTAACCCCTTGACTCAAAATACCTTACGATTCCATACTTGTTGTTCTCTATAAGCAGTGGATAGCCATAGAAAACAGCCGCCATTAGAACATCTTCGTAAAAAATCCTTGCAAGAGGTGGGCGAGACGCATACTCAGCGACAAACATATTTGCAGGTGCTGCCATATTAAACTTGTTATATAAATGACAAGCGCCCTTAGAGCCCCTATTATCAGTCGTTGAATCCAAATCATAACTATCGACACCTCCTACGCCTATATGGTCATTGGCTGGGTGTTTTTTACTGTATTTAACTATGTATTTATTACGCATTTCTGGTTTTGGCATCCATGCAATGTGCCATCTCCCATTTTTATCTGGGCTGAACACAACTTCAGTGTCTTGAACGCCATTTTTCCATGAAAAGTTGCCCTGCACAACAGGATTTGGGAACAATTCCCTGTTAAATTCTACCTGCTCGTATATTTTACCAATATTGAAGGTAGAACCTTCTATAGAATCACGCATGGCTTCATCTACAGTGAACGGAAACTGACGTATAAATTCATTCAGTTCCCTAGCATCGTGTTTCAATGCATCTCTTTCGTTTTTTAGATAGGTCTTCGCCCCAATCTCAACAAAATCACCATCAATCGTTTCCACTGGCGCTTCAGGATTCTCAACAATAGCGTTTCCATACTTGTCGAAGAAACCTTCAAGCGCTTCGTATGCAGGAATAAAAAGTCTATATAGTCCTGTCTTTGTCCTTCCATTGGCATTTCTATCATTTGGGTCAGAATCTCTCCACAACTCTTTGTATTGATTACCACCCTTATCCATTGGGTTTACAGTAGAACCAACAAGAGCCTTACCAATAATCTTACGACCTACAATGAGACAAGTGCGCTCAATACGCCAAGCCTCTCGGATATCCGTGGGACGTTCCCATTTACCAGCTTCATCAAGATACATAAGATGAAGCTTCTCACCATCGTATGCGTTGTTGGTGGTGTTCTTCCAGTTAATAATTGTATTAAGAGCCTCTCCTTTGTTTGAGGTCTTGTTCTTCTTAGTGATTCGCTTACTAGGCTCACGGAAAGCGAGCTCCATGCGAGGGTTAGTAGTACCGTCCTGGATGGGCTTGAAAAAGAATGGGTATGACTTGAACATAGGAACCACCTTCTTCATGAAGATGTTTTCCTGTGCATCCTTACCAGTCTTTGATTGTATACCGAGTAGTTTATCTTTTACTTGAGTACCTTCGTCAACTAGGATGGCAGCGGACATATTGGTGTATCCAGAACGTCTACACTTAGTATACATCTGACCAATCGAGCGTGGGTCAGACTCACAAGCGGCAAAGTGAATAAACAGCCTTCTCTGGAACTCAAGATAGTCGGCATATCCGATATCCATCTTGCTCCATTGTAGCATCATATAGTGTCTCCCTGTAATGTAGATGCGGTCACCATTATTGAAAAACCAAACACCCTCACGCCTGCGTTTAAACTCCTGTTCGATATATGGAGAAAAGCGTTTCTTGAAATCGGAAGGCATTTCGTACCACTCATCCATAGAGCGAATCCTCTGCAGTTCTGATGGCACAGGAAGTCTTTTCCACACTTGCATATCCAGCTCACTTCCATAGTTGAGGATTTCTTTGTCTGCTGGAGCTTTGGGAAGCTGAATATCAAGCCCACCGAGCTGTATGATTTCGCCAGCCGTATCGTTGGGACATATGTTGATAACATAGTCATCGTACCCTTCAACTTTTTTAAGTCCTGCCATTCCATTTTATTTTATTCCCAATAAAGAAACCTCCACTTACTTTGAGAATCGCTCTGCGAATCCTCCAGAGTAGTCTTGCTCTTCTTCAATTCCTCCTGTTTCTTTAAGTTCTCTAACCATTTGTTCGAGTCGCTGGTATTCGATAAGGAGTTCTTTTGCATCTGTGGCTGTTTGTTTTATACTTTGTAATTCAGCCTTGCGCTGGGAGCCAGACAGCTCCCCATCGACAGGCTTTCTAATCTCATCAATCATATTGTTGATGGCAATCTCCATA